CAGATATAGACTTTGAATCTATATTAGCCAATATTAAATTAGGTATAAAATCTAATAAGATTAATATTATAGATACTATGGGCTTTGTTTCAGACTTAAATGATATGCTAACTGAAATCATTGCAGGTAAATTAGATGAGTAATGAATTAATATTAGATTGCCTAGAGGATATAAAAAATACTCAAGGTACTAATGAAAAGAAAAATATATTACAAGATTGGTATAATAGCAATAAACAACAATGTATTAGGGTTATGAATTTTCTTTATAACCCTAATATAGTTACTAATATGTCTACAAAGAAAATAAAAAAAGTATTAAGTGAAAATATTTGGACTACTTGTGATATAAAAGGATTAGATAATAATGTACTTGAATCTATTATGTTATACTTAGAAAATAACTGTACAGGTACAGATGAGAATATAAGATACCTACAATCGTTTAGAGATTTATATGTATATAGACAATCAAAAGAATTTTTAGAATTGTTTATGTGTAAAGAATTAGCTATTGGCTTAGACATAAAAGCTATAAACAGTGTTATTCCTAATTGCATAGATATTATTGAACCTATGTTAGCAACTAATTATACCAATGTAGCAGATAAGTTAGACCATAGTAAAATTTATTATATAACTTTAAAATTAGATGGAAACAGATGTATAGTTGATAATAGAACTGGAGTACCAAAAGCATATAGTCGTAATGGAGTAGAAATAAAAGGTTTAGATAGCTTTTTAAACTCTTTAAATCTACCTAAAGGTAAAATATATGATGGAGAATTACTACCTCGCAATATTGATAATATAAGCTCAAAAGACCAATACAAAGAAATAAGTTCTATTATGAGAACTAAAGGAGAAAAGCCAAAAGATAAAATTACTTATCATATCTTTGATATAATAGATTATGAGTTACCTTATATGCAAAGAAGAAATTTCATAGATAGTATAGAAAATACAGAATATCAACAAGTATGTGAAGTTCTATATAAAGGACAAATAAATGGTGTAGTATTTAAGTTACTAGATGAAGTTGTAGCAAAAGAACAAGAAGGCTTAATGGCAAATGATATTAAAGGTATGTATGAGAGTAAAAGAGTTAAAAGCATATTAAAATTTAAAAAATTTAATACAGTAGATTTGAAATGTATTGGAGTAGAACAAGGAGAAAAGAAATATGCTAATACTTTAGGTGCTATTATATGTGAATACAAAGGAAATACTGTTAAGGTAGGAAGTGGTTTTACAGATAGTCAAAGAGATTACTATTGGGAAAATCAAAATGAGATTATAGGTAGAGTAGTAGAGATACAATATTTTGAAGAAACACAAGATAAACAAGGTAATTTGAGTATTCGTTTTCCTGTCTATTGTGGAGTTAGAGAATTAGGAAAAGAGGTGTCTTATGATTAATTTTGATATATTAGAGGACAGAAAGAGAATATTGATGTATTCTATAAGATACTGTATTACTAGAAGAAGTTATGCTTTATCTGATGCCAAAGAATTAATTTTATTTTATGGTAAGGATTTACAACATCATTTATTATATACTTTAATAGATGATGTAGAATATGAAATAGCTCAATGTGATAGAACTAAGGACAATTATTGTAAAACACAACTTATATTTTTAAAAAATTTAATAAAAGAAATCTTATATGAGAAAGGAATTAGAGAATGAGTTTTAGTACAGATTTAGTAAAAAATTATAAAGAAAGACAAAAGTCAATAAAAGAATTAAAAGAAAAGTTTAAAGAAGAGTTAAAAGTAATATTTCTACCTCATAAGGAAGCTATTATAAATGCTTATGTTAGTGGGGAATCAAATTATTCTATTATTATAGAAGAAAATTTTAAAAACAGACTAGAAGAACTATATGCAAAACTACCTGATTATAAAATTTCTATCTTTAGAGAAATCTTCCAAGAGCAAGAAATAGCAGTAATAGTGGATTGGTTTGATACTTATATCAGAGATGAAGAGTCTATATACAGAATAAATATATGGTTCTCAGATGATAGTAAAATAGAACAAGATAAGAAAATAAATAAAATATAAAATTTTATTTGACAAAATAAATTCTATATGCTATAATGATACTATAAAAAGATAAAACAGAAGTTTACAGCAATAAAATGATTCGGCACAATCAAAATTGACTTCTGTTTTCTCTTTATAACAATTAATAAATAAGGAGAAGTGATATTTTATGGAAAACAAATTTATGCAAGAGTTACAAAAATGGGGTAATCTTACAGAAACAGAAAATGGTGCAATCGCAGTGAAATCTACATTAGACAGTGTAGTAGATTTATTTGGTACAATAGGTTCTATGAGAGAGTATACTTATCAAGGTAGAGCCAAAGTCAACAAAGAACTTTTACCTATGTTCTCTAAAGCTATGCAAGAAAATAAAGAGTTAGCAATGAAAACTTTATTTTATGCTAGAGATTGTAGAGGAGGTATGGGAGAAAAAGAAATATTTAGATATGTTATGTTAGCTCTACTAGATTTGGAAACAGAAGACAGTTATTTATTATTTAAAAATAATATAGCTAATATAGTAGAATTTGGTTCTTGGAAAGACTTATTGGATATATTTGATAGAACTAATGTAGCAAGAGCTAAATTAGATATAGTAGGTTATATTTATGATACTATTCAAATGGACATCAAATTAATGAATGAGGGTAAAACTCCAAGTCTATTAGCTAAATGGTTACCTACTATCAATAGTAAATCAAAACATACAAAAAGAAAGGCAAAGAATTTACTAACTCTTATGCCAAAATTAGATTTTGACTATAGACACTACTGCTCTAATGCTAGAAAAATGTTAAAAGTTGTAGAGAGAAACATAGCTCAACAAACATTTAGTGAAATCAACTATAGTGCAGTTCCTAGTAGATGTATGTTATTAAACAGAAATCTATTTATGGAAAAAGACCACAAACATTTTAAAGAATACCTAGATAGTTTAGAAAAAGGAGAAACAAAAATCAACTCATCTGTATTATTTCCTAGTGATATAACAGGTAAGTATTATGATAAAAATACTAGCTATTATGGTTTTAATCCTGATGTAGATACTGTATTAGAAGAACAATGGAAAGCACTTCCTAATTATATGGATAGACCTTTAAATGCTTTATGTGTTGTAGATACAAGTGGGTCAATGCAAGGAACTCCTATGGATGTAGCTACTGCTCTAGGTATTTATATAGCAGAAAGAAATCCAAGTGAAGCCTTTAGAAATAAATGTTTAGAATTTTCACATACAGTGCAATTTATAGATTTTTCTAAAGCAAACACTCTAAGAGATAAATTAAGATGTTATAACTATGAAGTGGCAAACACAAATTTAGAAAAAGTATTTGATGTAATTTTAGATTTAGCTTTATATAATAAATTAGAACAAAAAGATTTACCTACTCATCTAATTTTACTTTCAGATATGCAATTTGACCAAGCTACAGGAGATTATGATGCTTTTGATAAAAGATTTAAAACTTTAATGGAAAAGATTAGAGATAAATATGCTAAAAATGGTTATAATGTTCCACAAATTGTATATTGGAACATAGCTACAAGAGTACCTAATTTCCCTGAAATTAAAAAAGATGGTATATGTTATGTAAGTGGCTATAGTCCTGCTATTATGAAAGCTATCTTAAATACAGAATTACTAACTCCTATTGATGTAGTTAAAAATGCAGTAATGATAGATAGATATAAAGATATTTATTTTGGATAAGTAAATAAGGCTAGATACATTCTAGCCTTTAATTATCATTAATGAGGTAATATATGTCTAAGAGTAAAAGAAGAATTAAACATATAGTTTTTGGTAGTAAATTATATTTAAAATATTTACATAAAAGATTTTATAAAGAATATGGAAAGAATAAAGTTAGATGTAGATTTAAGAATATAAATAAAGAGTTTGAGAGTGGAAATTATTATAAGAAAATAAGTTTTTATAAATATTTAATATGAAAAAGGAGATAATTTGAAAAATTTAGATGGATACACTCAATATTATCAATCTATTGAAGATGATGAGAATTATACTTATGAATATGGTGTAGAGATATTATTGCCATATATACAAAATTTTAAGAATAAAATTATATGGTGTCCTTTTGATAAGGAATGGAGTTCATTTGTTAAGGTTCTAAAAGAAAATGGATTTAAAGTAGTGCATAGTCATATAGAAGATGGCAAAGATTTTTTTACTTATGAACCTGACAACTGGGATATTGTCATAAGCAACCCTCCATATAAGAATAAAAGAAAATTTATAGAAAGATGTTTACAATTAAATAAACCTTTTGCATTATTATTGCCAACTACAATTCTAAATGATGCTTTAATAAATGATTTATTTACTAAATATAATGCAAAATTACAATTATTAGTTCCTTATCAAAGAATGGAATTTTTTAATAAATATAGAGAAATTAGTAATAAGTTAAGTTTTAAAACATCTTACTTTGCAAGAGATTTATTTGAACAAGATATAATATTATTAAGAAAAGAAGATATGAAAAAGGAGAGAATATGTCAAAAATAGTAGAACTATCAGATTATTATGAATTGAAATCTATAGATGGATTTATATCTAATGCTAAAATGTATGATTTAAAATCTAGCTTAATAGCTAGTGGTTTTCCTATGCGACCTAAAGTAGATTACAACGAAGTAGATGATAAACTCTTAAATAGATGTAAAAAATTAGGTAAATACCCAATAGGAGCAGGAGAAAATAATTTTTTAAAAGGTGTAGTAGTAAATTTAGATATAACATTACCTGTTAAAGTTTGGACAGAATGGGAGAGGTACATTTTCAGTCCTATAGTAAGTTCTAGTAGTAGTATGCACAAAATACTACATTTTGATTTAGATAGTTTTTCAGAGGATACAGATAATAGAGTTATCTCTTTATGGAACACTTTAAGAGAAGAATATAAAGAAAATCCTACAAATGAGAAATATTTACAAATATTACATAGCACTCCTGTAGGTTTGAAATTAACTGCGAGAGTAAGTTGTTCTATGATGTCTTTAAGAAATATGTATAATCAAAGAAAAAATCATAAATTAAAGGAATGGAGATTATTTTGTGATTGGTGTTTAACTATTCCTTATTTCAAAGAATTAACAGGAATAACTGAATAAAATTTTGAGGCTCTGTAATTGTGTTTAACCTCATTCTAAAATATTTTTGGTATAATTTAGTTATCTAAAAGTTTTGAAAGGGTTTAAACACTAAATTACAAAGTCTAATAAATAATTTTGTTAATATAAAGGAAGTGATAATATGGATACTAATTTAAAACCTAGAATAAGAAATTTAAGAAACAGATTGTCAACTTATAAGTATGTACACTTTACTTATTATGATGATTCAGGAAATGAAAAAGTTATAAGTTATAAACAAAAAGATTTAGATATAATTTTATGTACTACTTTCTTTAGAATTTATATACATTCATTAAGATTTCATAATAATGTAGAACCTGTAGTTAATATTACTAATGTTCAATTTTCTAACAGACCTAATGAGAATATAAATAGTTTTAGTAAATCTTATAGAAATATGATAAATATTCAATATTTGAATTATGATGGAAAAAATGATAAAAGTAAAAATATTGCAGTAGATTATTCAGATAATTATAGATTTCAACAATTTAGATTTGATATAGAAGTTTGGTATAGTTTTAACGAAACTAAAGATATGTTAAAATCCTTAAAAGATAAATCTTTAAGAAAAGTTATTTTAAATTACATAGATGAGAATAAAATACCTGATGTAATTAATTATGATGAAATAAAACAAGATAGTACCGATTGGAATTACTTGACTAACATATTTTCATTAATAAAACCATTGAAATTAAAGAGAAAGAATAGAAAATATAAAATACTAGGATAAATTTCCTAGTATTTTATATTTTTATCTTGACTTATTATTGGATATATGTTATAATGATTTATATAAAGTTGAAAGGAAGTGAATAGATGACAGAAAAAGATTTAGAGTTTTTAGAAAATTTAAAGAATGAGATGTTGACACAAGATACACATTATACTGCTAATCCTAGATTTTGGGTAGTAGCAGAAAAAGTAAAAGAATATAGTCCTACTGGAGAAGGAGATTCAGTAGAATATGTATGTACAGACTTAGATATGTATTCTTACAATTTATTAACTTTTGTAGAGTATATACTAGATAATTATTCTGAAAAAGATTTGATAAAGGAATTACAGTATAGTTATCCAATTTTTCAGATTATATCTGAATTTGGGGATGTAAATAGTGATGATGAGGAATTATTATTTGAAGTTTATAATTCTTTAGGATATAGAGTAGAAAAATATTATTTTGATTGGGTTTATAAAATTAGTGAAAATCACAATACTTTTTTCCTTACAGAAAAAGAATGTGAAGAGCATATAGATAAAAATTACTACCACTACAATCAAGGTATTCCATATTGTGTGTGTGGTTTTAGATGTTATGGCTTGGAACAGTTGATTAATTTAATAACTAAAACAGATTGGACTAAGTTAAAGGAGTGTTTATGAAAATAATAGAAATTAAAGGGGATTTATTTACAAAAGAGAATATACAAGATAAGTCCATATATCTAGCTCATTGCATTAGTAAAGATTGTGA